GGCTTCAGAGCCCGGGCACCGTTAAATAAATCTGCCATACATTTGGATTAAGTTGTTAACTTACTTTTTACATCATTATAGATGTAGTGAGATAAACCCACTATAAATTCAATTGCTAAAAATTGTACAAAGTTCATCTTTACAAGAAGAGTATAAACTAATAACCAGGAAACAAGGCTTCCTATTAATGCAATGAAAAACAATTTTGTTTTAATCATACAATATGTTCTTTAAAATAATTTGGTTCCTCATAATCATCTGCCTCAATCATATCACAATAAGTTGCCAAAGTAGAATCCCAGGTTTTATCTGTATTCTGTTTTCTAACAAAGTATTGAGAGTTTCTCATGTAGTTGTATCTATTCATAGAATATTCATCTACATATTTCTCAGTTGCTTTTAACACAGTATCCCAAGAATAACTAAAATTCTCAAAGAACCATCTAAAAGCATTCTCAAGACCTTTAATATTTACTCTTGCCGGTACACCACTTGGTAACTTACCTTTTGGAAAGATTTCATTATAAAGTTTGAGATTGTCTTGGAAGCTATCCCCCATTAGATCTTTTGATGTTTTCTTCTTGGATTTCTTAAAGAAACCATCAATTTCCTGTATAAATTTAAGGCTATTCCCTGACAATTCCAAGGATTCCGTCAGGTAATTACCTGATAATAATTTAGAAACTTCAAGGGAAGTATTAACTGATTTATCTGGAACAATGTTATTATGCATACAATATAGAACATAAAACATGTTAGGTGTTAAGCCCATTTGGCTCATCCTAATAAAGATTTCTCTCATTACCAGATAATTTTATAGTTATACAAATGTTGTACAGTATCTCTGACTTCTCCAAAAACACCTTTAGAATCCCATTTGCTACCATTATATGCAGCACTTGCAGGATGTGAAACCATAAATTTAGTACAATTTTCTCCACATACATCTGCCCACTCTTGAGATTTTTTACCCATATAGACATAAACTAGTCCTGGATGAAAGTTCTTTAGATAATCAAATACATAAGCTACAAATGGAGCCCAGATTTCATAATGCTTACCAATCTTACCTACTTCAGTTGTAAGAGCTGTATTTAGCATAAGTATACCCTGTCGGGACCATTTTGCTAAATCTAGAGGTCTTTCATACCCGTCCGGGTATAATTTCTCAACTTCATCAAGAATAAATCTTAGTGAAGGTTGTTCTCTTTCAGATTTACTACAACTAAATGCAATACCGTCTGCTACACCTATTGTAGGATAAGGGTCTTGTCCAACTATGACTACTTTAAGTTCATCATAAGGACATTCCTCAAAGGCTCTAAACACATCTTTCAATACAGGAGTAAATCTTTTACCACTGTTTGAAAGATTATATAAATCAGTAAGAATCTTTTCAAACTCTAAACTAAATATAAAAGGTTTAAGAACTCTGCCCCAACCACTAGGTTCAAGTTTATTAAATATTTTTTGTTTATAATCATTGCAGTCTAATATATTAGTCATAATCATGTATATTTGTTAAAAAAGTATAATATAATGGCTACAGTAAAAGAATTAAAAGATGATGCTCTTGTTGAGATTAAAGTCAATAAGGCATTCTATTATATGTTAAAAAACACTCTTTATCATCAATTTGTAAACATAAAAGGTGAAAAATTAGAAGATAAAGAAGCTTATATTAAAGATATAATGTCTAAGCCATATTCTGATTTATCAGAAGAACAACGTGCATTCTTTACAGTTACACTAATTATTTTAGAAGTAGAAAGAGCTGCACATGAGCAAAATCTTTATGAAGAAAAAGAAATTACTGATTCTTCAGATGCTAAGAAAGATTAAGATTAAAGTCTCTTCCTATTTCTACACAGGACTCTATTGCTAGAGCCAATTCCATTTTACTGCAGTCAGCAAAAGATTTACAAATCTCTGCATCTCCTGCATCATAGCAAAGACCAGCATGAGTCTTAATAATTCTTTTCATTTCATCAAAAGTATAGCCAGATTCTTGTGCTAATGTACGTATACATGCATGCACTTTAGCAATCTGAGCTAATGAGGCATTGTCAGAAGTTAAACCCATAAAGACTTCAACCTGCTGTCCATCAGCCAGTTTATCAATAAAGATCTGAAAATTTAATTTGGATTTATCATCAGGATAAACTAACTTACCTCCGCGTTTAACTAATTTAGTAGTAAACATAAGCTGATTTTTTTGTATATTATTAATAGATATGGAAAGAATTCCTGGAAATAATAGTCAGATAAGTAAAGATACTCAGATAGTATTAGATTACCTAGAAAGATTTCCAGAAGCTCCTTCAAAAACTCTAGCCAGAAAAATATATTCTGAAAATACTTTTCTTAATTCACTTGAATCTGTCTATGGTAAAGTAAGATACTATAGAGGTCAATATGGCAAAGCACATAGAAAAAGCTTGCAAAATAAACAATTTCAGCAAGAACTTAAAGTTGACATAAATATGAAAGAAAAATTCCTACCAGAGTCTTATGCAACTAAGCGTGATACTTTTATATTTCCATCAGGTTGCAACTCAGTAGGAGTTATAGGTGACCTTCATATACCATATCAAGATAATGATGCTATAGAAGCAGCATTTAATGAGATGGAAAAGCAAAACATAGAGTCCCTGTTTATCAACGGTGACATGTTAGACTTTTACCAACTCTCTTTCCATGAGAAAGACCCAAGAATGGTTCATTTCAAACAAGAAATAGAAGCAGGCAGACAATTCTTAGATTACTGCAGATCCAGATTTCCAAATATTCCAATATACTTTATCCCAGGTAACCATGAGAATAGATTTGAAAGATACCTTAGAGTTAAAGCATCAGAACTATTAGACATGGATGAATTCAGACTAGATGTACTTCTACATGTAGCTGAATATGGTGTACAGTATATTCCATTTAGATCTAAAGTTGTCTTTAGTGACTTTCTTATAGAACATGGAGACAAAATCCCAGGTGCAGGTGGTGTAGTACCAGCCCGCACTGCTCTAATGAAACTAAAGACAAACTGCCTTGTAAATCACTTTCACAAAACAAGTTCTAGCTCACAGAGAGTATATGGTCCTGAAGACTCTACAACAATCCGTGGCTATAGTCTTGGTTGTTTATGTGAACTTACTCCAGAATATTTAGAAATAAATGAATGGAATCATGGATTTGCTATTCTAAAAAGAAATGGTAACTTAGTGCAAGTTAGCAATTACAAAATAGAAGGTAACCAAATAGTCTAATGTTTCTACCAATTGAATTCAAAGATGAACAGGGCCCATATATTGAGCACCTAAATGTTACTCACATAACAAGAATATCTTTTGTCAATCCCAGAAATCCTGATGCAGGTAGTAAAATACATCTCCGTACAGGAGAAATATTAAAGACTACTATGCCATTTGATGTTTTATCTCAAGAAATTGATGATGCTTGGGAATCTGCATCTACACTCATTCTTTCTACGATGCTTTCTGAAAAAGCAAAACTTATGAAGAAAAGTGACCTACAGAATGAAGAAATTCAAGAACTTCCTCCTTTGTCCGGAGTTTAAATTTCTTATCAGGCCAATCAAAGTTGCCTACAAACCATTCATCTTCAGCTTCTACTATATCACTGTCTGTTGATATAAGTGAAAGATTGTTAAATATGTCTAGTACATAATAATAATAATCATATCCATTTTGACTTTCTAAGTCCTTGATCTCCACTTTGTTAAAGCCAAGATCTGTTAAATCATTTTCTGTCATTTGTTAATTGTTAGCTGGTGACATTGTTTTCATGAATACTTCATGGTTAAGAATTTCATGTGGATAGTCTTTGGCAATCTTCCAATAGACTTGATTTACTTTACTATACTCACCATGTTCTTGAATTCTTAGATCTCTAAAGCTTTTAATTGATAGAGTAACCATATGCAGGTTCTCTTCATCTGAGGATTCTAACATTGTAATCATGTTTTTTATCTCAGTGTCATTAATATAGCCCATTCTCTTCAGCAGTTGTAACTCTGCCATATATACAAAAGGACGGAATGTTCCAACTTTACTACCCTTATGGTACATATACCACAAATAGTTTAAGTTTCTATCTACATTATCTGTTAATTCATAATGCTCTTTTGCAATCTTTGCTGATAACTCCAGCATTTCATGTGTTATTTTCTTTTCCATATTAAAAGATGTATCTGATGGTATTCCAAGGTATTATACTATCATGTATTTGAATAAACTGTTTTATGTAGTCTGCCTTTCTATTATGCTCATACCTTACATTTTTACCACCATACTGAGATATCTTACCTTCTTGTATCTTAGGTGTCCAAAGAAACTCTTCACCTGGTAATTTATTTGCTACGTTATACCAATGCTTTTCTTCATTATGAGTTAAAAAGATTACCTCAGCTTTAACTCTATCATCAGCCCAGCCATCTGTTTTGGCCATTCTGTCTATAGTGTTAAACAAACTCATATAATGCTGTAACCAGTTATCATGTACAATAACAGGACTAAAGTTTAAATGAACTTCATAACCAGCATTTCTAAATTCGTAAACAGCTCTAAGTCTCTCATAAAGTTTACTTGTATTAGGCTCAAGATGTTCCATTAGTTCATAAGGCATTAGACTAAACCTAATTCTAATCTTGCCTTCAGGACCAAAAGTTAATAACTCTTTATTTACATATTTAGTAGCAAATGAACCCATAGCAAGTGGATGATCTCTAAAGAACTTAAAGATTGTTCTCCAATCATGATACTTAGCATGTAGAGCAAAGTCCTCATTACAACTGATATCATATGTAATATATTCTCCAGTCTGATTTGGTTTCTCTACATCTGCAAAGAATGCATGGGAATTAATTTCTGTCAGGATATCCATAGTATTTTTAGCTACAGTTAATCCTTCCGACTTATGTCTCTTCATATAACAGTAAGTACAGTTATACAAACAGCCATGACCAAAAGAAGGAGCAATGTAATCAGTGCTCCTTCCGCTTGGTCTAATAATCATACTCTTTCTAGTGACTTTTTCTACAACACTCATAATCTCTTAATCCGCTGTACTTTCCTAACATATGTAGAAATTATCACTTTAGAAAGTTAATGTAAGATTGTGCAGCTCTTTTAGAGTCATATACAATTTTAAATCCTGCATGATTCTTAATGGACTTCCAAAAGAACCATAAGAATCTTTTCTTTACTGCATACTTGGTTTCATAACCATCTTGTACTTCTACAATTTTGTAGTCTTTCTTATTTACACTCATACTATTCTAGATTTAAATTATAGTCTGCTAATATTTCTCTTAATTCTTTTCTAAGTCTATCAGCTAAATCTCTTTCTTGATCAGTAGCTTCTTTCTTGTCAACATAACCATATTTGGTTATCT